AAAATAGCAAAAGAATAATTAAAAGAGCCTTGGAGATTTCACCTTCAAGGCTTTCTTTATGGAGTGATAAAGTGCCAAGTAAACCAAAGAGACCATGTTCACATCCAGGTTGTCCTGAATTAGTTGACGGACGATTCTGCAAGAAACATGAGAAAGAATACAACAGAAACTATGAAAAATATAAAAGAGATCCTAGAACTCATAAGCGTTATGGAAAAGCATGGAGACTTATAAGAAAAAGATATGTAGCAGAGCATCCACTTTGTGAGATGTGTTTAAAAGAAAATAGAATGACAAAGGTAGAGGAAGTACATCACATACTTCCTCTTTCTCGTGGTGGAACTAATGACGAAGATAATCTTATGAGTCTTTGTAAATCTTGTCACTCAAAGATTCATGCAAAGAGTGGGGATAGATTTGGAGGATAGTTTTCCGTGGGGAGGGGGAGTCGTTATCTTAAAAGCTGATTTCCCTACCAACGGTGCCGCCCTCTCACGCACAAAAAAACGGGTTCAAAGGGGGTATTAAAGAACATCTTTCCAATTAGGAGGAAAACCCATAAATTTATAGTTGAAGTATCCTTGGTATTTATTAAAGGTATTTTCTAAATCTTTTAAAAGGGATTCCCATTGGTCGTTTGAGTTTAAAATTCTCTTTATGATTAAAAGAATGGGGAATATTTTATTTTGCTTGCCCTTATATTGTTCGTTTTCAGAATAAAGGCGGGGAGTTTCTTTTAAAGGCATATTATAAAGTCGAGTGTAATGGGCACAAATATTTCTTACTTCAACGAGACATAGAATCCAATTTTTTAAATATTTAGGATCTGTGTTGTAATAATTAGAAATTTCTTTTTGATCTTCATCCTTAAGAATACTAAACAAAGAAGATAAATTTCCAAAAGACATGAGTTCAACGGATACCCAGATTGGAAACTTTCCATCATATTTTTTTAGGTGGTGTTTAACAAATGGTTTATTCTTTTGCCTGTCAACTTCGTTGCTCAGATTCTCATTTATGATGGAATATATGGTTTGGCCTTTTTTATTTGTTTTATGAATAAAATTATCTTCGTGCATAAGTACATCGGAACCATACGTCATAGATAGATGATAAGCAATTTGTGTTCTAAGCTCTATTTCAATTTGCTCAATAGTTCTAATGAGGTTGTTTTTAAATTGGCTATCAAAGCAATAAAGGTTAAAGAGATGCTCGATAGTAATATGATCCTTATAATGCTCTTTATTATTATATTTTTTAAGACCAATACCATAACCTGAAAGTCTGTAATAATTTACTTTTTTCAAAATTTCTGTTGCATAAACTTCATCTTTGATTTTTAAGTTATGGTCAATTTTTAATTTGGTAATTTGATCTTCGTAGTTTAAAGCAGGTTTTAATGTCATATAAGTTCTCCTTAATATAAAAAAGCCCTCTCCGTGGTCCGCATGTAGAAAATCTACATTAAGCGTGGAGAGGTTCTGTTAAATTAATTATAACATAGAACTAGTCAAAGTCAATAACATACATGAGAAAAGAAATAAAACAACTAGGAGGTGATAGTATCGCTAAAGACGGAACATACAGAGGTGGAAGAAGAGTAAAAGCAGGAGGGAAACCACAGCCTGCTGCTGAAAAAATAGAGAAAGGTAAAAAAGTAGAAATATTAATGAATGATATTCCAACATTCACTCCAGAAGAAATAGATGCAGTTGACTTACCAGACGGAGCAGTTCTTGATGGAACCGATATGCCAACACCTAGTGACTATCTATCAGCAAAGCAAAAGAATGGAATACCACTTGGTGCTGACGAAATATATAAAGAGACTTGGAGTTGGTTAAAACAGAGGAACTGTGAAAACTTAGTAAATCCAAGATTATTAGAATCCTACTCCCAGGCTTTTGCAAGATACATTCAATGTGAAGAGGCAATAAGTCAATTTGGACTTTTAGGAAAGCATCCTACTACGGGAGGAGTTATTGCATCTCCATTTGTACAGATGTCTAGTCAGTTTCAAAAGACAGCCAACCTTTTATGGTATGAAATTTATGACATAGTGAAAGAAAACTGCACGGAAGTATATGAAGATTATGGAGAAGATATGATGGAAAAATTACTAAGGAGTAGAAAGTAAGGTGATTAAATGTTTGAAAAAGTAAATCCAAAGCACCCTGACAAACAGGCAGATTGTATTGCAGGTGCAATTGTAGATTTAGCATATAAAGAAAAGGAGAACCCTAAAATTGCAGTTGAGGTTTTGCTTGGTCATGGTGATTGTCATGTGATTATTGAAACGGACTGCAAGTTAGATGTTGAAGAAATCAAATCAGCTATTAATAGAATAGCAGGAGAAGTAAAAGCCGATATAAAAACTGTAGAGCAAGACATTCACTTATCGAACAATCAAAAAGAAAAGATAAGATGTGGTGACAATGGAATTTTTAAAGGAGTACCCACATCAGATGAAGAAAAGAAACTATCTTTAATTGCTCGTGAAATTTATTCCAATTATCCCTACGATGGGAAATACATCCTTGATGGAGATAAACTCATCATCTGTCAGTCAAATGTATCTACGGAAATTTTAAAATCAATTTATCCAAGAGCAATTGTAAATCCATTAGGAGATTGGACTGGAGGATTTAATGTAGATACTGGAGCAACAAATAGAAAACTCGGCTCAGATATGGGACGAGCAGTAACGGGTGGAGGACTTCATGGTAAAGACCTATCCAAGGCTGATGTATCAGTTAATATTTATGCCCATCTAAAAGCACAAGAGGAAAATAGGAATATTGAATTATCCTGTGCAATAGGAGCTGAAACTGTAGATGATAGACCATATTCAGAAATTGTAGAAATTGCTAGAAACTACATTAACTCTATCGGTGGTTTTGAAGAATTTGCTAAGTGGGGGCTTATATGATTACAACCAAAGAAATGAAATTAGTTGATATTGAAAAACTTGTACCCTATGTAAATAATGCAAGAACTCACTCACAAGACCAGATTAATAAACTACGCTCATCAATTCGAGAGTTTGGTTTCATCAATCCTGTAATTATTGATAAAGACTACGGAGTTATTGCAGGCCATGGAAGAATTATGGCAGCAAAGGAAGAAGGTATAAAAGAAGTACCTTGTGTCTTTGCAGACCATTTAAATGAGGCACAGAAGAAAGCATATATCTTAGCTGATAACAGAATGGCTCTTGATGCTGGATGGGATGAAGAACTATTAAGAGTAGAAATTGAATCCCTAGAAGATTATGGATTTAATGTAGAGCTCACAGGATTTTCACCAGATGAACTATCTAATATTTTTGATTTAGGAAATGATACAGAAGATGACGGCTTTGATGTAGACAAAGAATTAGAAAAGCCTACTTTTTCAAAGCCTGGAGATATTTGGACCTTAGGTAAGCACAAACTTATTTGTGGAGATTCTACAGATGAGGTTACTTACGAAAAACTTATGGGAGAATTAAAAGCAAATCTTATCATCACAGACCCTCCATACAATGTAAACTATGAAGGATCAGCTGGAAAAATTAAAAACGATAATATGGAGCAAGATAAATTCTATGAATTTTTACTGAGCTCTTTTTTAAATATGGAAAATTTTCTCGCAGATGATGGTTCGATATATGTTTTTCATGCAGATACAGAAGGACTTAATTTCAGAAAAGCATTTCAAGACGCTGGATTTTATTTATCTGGTACTTGTATTTGGAAGAAACAGTCCCTTGTACTTGGAAGAAGTCCATATCAATGGCAACATGAACCAATTCTCTATGGTTGGAAGAAAAAAGGAAAACACAATTGGTATACAGGAAGGAAGGAGTCTACCATTTGGGAATTTGATAAACCAAGAAAAAATGGCGACCACCCTACTATGAAACCTATCCCACTTTTATCTTATCCAATTAAAAATTCATCAATGACAAACTCCATTGTACTTGATCCATTTGGTGGAAGTGGAAGTACACTAATAGCTTGTGAACAGACTGATAGGATTTGTAGGATGATAGAGCTTGATGAAAAATTTGTAGATGTCATTGTGAATAGATTTATTGAATTAGTTGGTAGCGACAAAGAAGTAAGCCTTTTAAGAAACGGCAAAGAGTACAAATACTCCGAGGTAGTAAAAGATGAATAAAGAATTAAGATTAGGTTCACTATTTGACGGCAGTGGAGGATTTCCTTTAGCTGCTATTTTTTGTGAAATAAAACCTATATGGGCATCAGAAGTTGAGCCTTTTCCAATAAGAGTTACACAGAAAAATCTATCTCAAGTTAAACATTTAGGAGATATAAAAGATATCGACGGGTCTGGAATTGAACCTGTTGATATTATCTCCTTTGGTAGTCCTTGCCAAGATTTATCTATTGCTGGTAAAAGGGCGGGACTTGAAGGGAAAAAATCTAACCTTTTTTATGAGGCAATTAGAGTTATAAAAGAAATGAGGTGTAAAAGTAATGGTAAGTATCCAAGATACCTACTATGGGAAAATGTGCCAGGAGCCTTTTCATCAAACAAAGGAGAAGACTTTAGATGCGTCCTTGAAGAAATTACAAGAATTAAGGATTCCACAGTTAAACTTCCTCGACCTTCGAGGTGGAAAAGTGCAGGAGAAATCCTGGGAGACAATTTTTCCCTTGCTTGGAGAGTCCTTGATGCTAAATACTTCGGAGTACCCCAACGAAGGAGAAGAATCTTCCTTGTCGCAGATCTTGATGGAGGAAGTTCCAGAGGAATATTATTTGAGCAAAAAAGCATGTCAGGGGATACTTCAGAGGGCTGCGAGAAAGGGAAAAGAAATACCAGAGCCATTAAAGAAAGCTTTAATAAAACAATCTGTTTAAATGACCAAGGTGGTCAAAGGATGGATTTTTATTCTGATGAAAGTGGAACCTTGAGAGCAAGTGGAGGAATTGCACCATTCGTTTTTGAAAATCACAGTCAAGACTCAAGGTATAAAGGACCATTAAAAGAGACACAAACACTTGCATCAAACTTAGGACAAGGTGGAAATAACCAACCATTTGTAGTCTACGATATAAGACAAACTTCAGAAAACACTAAAAATGAAAGACATAATATTTACGAGTGTGATGTTTCAAGAACAATTGACACATCTGGGAATACTCCTACAAGAAATCAAGGTGGAGTTGCAATAGTTGAGGATATCTACACCATGAGCAAGAATTCTCATTTTACAAAAGCAGACAAGAATATATCATCTTCTTTAGTTGCCACTGATTATAAAGATCCACCTGTGGTTAATCAAAAATTAGTAAGGAGACTAACACCAAAAGAATGTGGAAGATTACAAGGATTTCCTGATTACTGGTGTGATAACTTAGAAATAGAAAATCCAACAGACGAGGACTTGGCCTTTTGGAGAGAAGTTTTTGATAAGGATGCTGAAATAAAAGGTCTTAAAAAGAAGAAAACAGATAAGCAGATATTAAAATGGCTTAAAAATCCTCATACTGATTCTGCAGAATATAAAATGTGGGGCAATGGAATTGCTCTTCCATGTGCCACATATATTTTTAAAAGTCTTGTAAATACAATAAATAAGACTTGATATAAATCTTGAATTAAGTGATATATGTATGTGAGGTGATTAGATGATTTCAAGGGAAATTATACAAAAATTGAAAGAGACATTTCCAGTAGGTACAAGAGTAAAACTAATCCAAATGGAAGATGAACAGGCTCCACCAGTTGGAACCTTAGGCTCAGTTTATGGGGTGGATGCTATTGGATCAATCCTAGTAAAATGGGATAATGGTTCGATTTTAAATGTAATCTTTAGGGAAGATATAATTGAAAAATCTAAATAAATAACCATACATTGCTTGACTATTCCTCTATTGTACGGGAATATGTGTACAACAAAAGAGGAGGAACGAAAAATGAAAAAGATTGAACTGCTAGAAAATATAAAAGAAAAAGAAGAATTCGAAGAAAATAGAATCAGCTACAGGTTTTATTGGGCATATAGAGAATCCCAAAGGATAGGTCGAGACATCATAAACTTTGATGACATTGGATTTGAAAATAATCACGAAGATATGATAGAGAATCTTGAAAGATTTGGGATACAAGAATTTACAATTTCCGACCAGTCAACAGGACTTATGAAAGGGTTAAAAAGCTTTAAAAGAAAAGGGTACTTTCCTATAGACTTAATTGAAATAGATACAGGAAGGACTAATTGGAATTTCAAAGAAAGCAAAGAGGAAAAAGAGTATGAACCAGCCCTCCTTTTCAAGAGAAACTAAGATAAAAAAAGAAAGTTAAGCAAGATAATTGCTTGACTTATCTCTTCTTGTACGGGAATATGTGTACAACAAAAGAAAAGGAGTAAACCATGAAAAAAGAGCTTTTAGAAAGATTAGAGACAGAAGTTAAAGCTTGCAAAAGATACGCAGAAAACTCAATAAAAAAATCAAAAGAAGGCAAGACTGGAGTAGCCATTAACCTTTTAGACATAGCGGGAACAGCAAAGAAATGTGCAGACCAAGTTCATGAAGAACTTTGGGAGGTATCAAAAGGAAATTTAACAGATGAAGAATTCCAACTTTTTGGAGAATCAGAAACACTAGATAGAAAACTTAAGAAAGCTTACAAAGAATTAAACATAGCAAGACAAAGATAAAATAGAATTCCAAATAGAGTTTAGGCTCTATTTGTCGTAGTAGAAGTCACAATCATGTGGCTATTTTTTATGCCTATTTTTCAAGGAAGGAGGTCAAATGAAATATAAACCAACAAAATTTATGCTACCTACCTCTCACTATGATAAAAACAAAGCAGACTATGCTGTCACTTTTATAGAATGCCTTAAACACACAAAAGGTAGATGGGCAGGTAAAGACTTCAAGCTTATTGATTGGCAAGAAGAAATCATAAGAGACTTATTTGGTATTGTAAAAGATACAGGATACCGACAATTTAATACTGCCTATATTGAAATACCAAAGAAGATGGGAAAATCTGAACTTGCAGCTGCTGTAGCACTCCTCCTTACTTGTGGTGATGGAGAAGAAAGAGCAGAAGTTTATGGATGTGCTGCTGATAGACAACAAGCAACCATTGTCTTTGATGTTGCAGCTGATATGGTA